TGGCCGTGTAGTAGGTCCCCCCTCAACCCCGCCCCGTAAAGGGTCTAGGAAGAGGGAGTCCCATCGGCGTAGTGTCGATTCCCATACTGCTGCCTGGCAGGCAGTGTGGGCAGGTTTCGTTGCGAGTGGTTTTTCGCAACAACATGGTTGTTGGGTCTTCAGGGCTTGGGTAACCAAGTCCGGTCCACGGTCTGTCGATTGGATATGCGATAGAGTGAAAGCTCTTTGCATCTCCCTCCGTGACGTTTGCCTCACGGACCGGGAGGTCGGCTACGTGGATGAAGTCCCAAAGGAGCTCCAGAGGTGGCTTCGACGTCTCGGGAGGGGGGACGCCCGTCGCATCCTGGCTTTCACCAGGTGCGCTCGGGCCTTGCCCGTCGCCTCTCCGAGACGCGTCTCTGAAGCTCTTGTCAACCATGCCAAAAATATTTCCCAGCCGGTGGAAATCTCGCCAGAGGTCATGGCGGAGATCGAAGAGTCCATCGCGGTAAGACTGGGGAATTCGTTGCGAAATCGTGCTTGGAGACATGCACCTACATCTAAGAACGCTGTTCGCGAGAGCCCTGGTTCCAAGGGCGGTTACGACGCTTACCTTCAGGACCTCGTACTGAAGGAGCTTACGGTCGGACTGGAGGGGAGTTACACATTCCAGGATGTGCCCTTCCTTTGGTCCGTCTTTGAGGGACGCCTGCTGGAGGCGAACCGTCGTATTCCCGCCTTCCCAGGGAAGGACTCTCTCGTTAACAGGCTGCTCAAATCCGTGCGTCACGGGATCGCGCAGACCCGGGGTGAGTACGTTGAACTGTTGCAAGGTTTTGGGACCTTGTTGTCGATGGAACAGTTTTACGCCCTCGGGAGCGATCACAGCCGCGTGCCTGTGCACGCCGCGACGCCGCTTGCTGAGCAGGGATGTAAGGTGCGTGTCATTACCGTTCCTCCTGCTGCTGTGTTTACTGCCGGTGACATTGTACGCAAGGCTGTGTTTCCCCGTCTTAGAAAGAAAGACAGGCGACTGCGTGATATCAACAAACGCATTTCGCCCGACGGGGTGATTGACGGCCTTAATGTCACCGCGCGTGGTGATTGGCAGTGGCTTTCTGCCGATTTGACTAAGGCGACTGACGGATTCGGACATGGTGCTATTGAGGCCGCTGTTCGAGGCCTTGGCAGGGCAGGGTTGTCCCCGCTTTACCTTGACGCTGCGCGCCGATCCCTTGGAATCGGCGAGCAGAAGCATTATGTCCGTTACCTTAAGTCGTCTTTCACCAAGGCGCAGCAGTGGGAGGAAGTCGCGGCACTCGGTGTCGTTGGGGGAGTTGTTGGAGGAGAATTTGTGAACGTCCCCATGAACAGGGGTTGTTTGATGGGAACTCCGTTCTCTTTCACTGTTCTCTCCCTCCTCAACGGCGTGGCGGCAGAAGTGTTGGGCCCGACGACAGCCATTACTGGCGATGACGTCGTTTCGCTCACTATGCCGCACCGAGTGTCTGCCTATGCGCAGTTTGTAGCTGACATAGGCAGTGGATTGCATCCAGGGAAGTCTTTCTATGGCAAGAAGGGTTGGACGTTCTGTGAAACGTTCGCGTTGACCAACGGGGCGGAGCCCCCCCGGTCGTTCAACCCTTATCCCCTGAAGCAATTCATGCGCGACGGTAATGGGGTTATGGACAAGGGTAACTACTTTGCACCGCAGTGGAAAGCAATGCGTCGTGTAGCCCGAGTCCTTTGTAAAGGAGTGAGATC